TCTCCCACTTCTTCTTCACGTGCATCTAGGAAGTACGGAAGGTCGTTCCAAGCAGTCGTACCGTCTCCTATCTTAATACGATTACGGTATGCGTCTAGTTCGATTCCAAACTCTCCCTCTAGCAGTACTGGGTTCTCTTCCTGCCATTCAGTATAAGTACCACGTCGTAGTTGTATACGTTTAGTAAAACTAGGCATCTGCTTGTCCTCCGTCAAATATATCGGTGTCTTCTAATACGGGACCACCACCATCAATAGTAACAAAAAATGGATCACTCTCTAGTGCGGTAACCTTCGTTTGTAGTTCGTCTGCTTTCTCTTTGTTCTCGGTAGCTATGGCAGAGGAAGCAGCTGCAATAGTACGCTGTTGAAACGCCAGTGGATTAGGACGAACGACAGGTCTTCTAGCAGGTCTCGCCATCCTTAGCACTTCCAACGACGTAACGCCAAAGCTTTACGGGTAGGACGACCTTTACTGTCTTTCATTGGTCCCTTTACTCCTGACATACGAGCACAGAAGGAACGCTTACGAGGACCACCACCGGGTTGAGGAGCTTTCAGGTTAGACCCAGTAGCACGATTGTATTTGTCACGTCCTTTCTTTGTGAGCCCACCTTTACGGGACTTCTCACCTCTGCCTAACGACAACGATACTCCTTTACGCTTTTTTGCCATTACGACCCTTCAGAGTAACACCACGCCTTCTTAACGCTATGATGTCAGCTTGTGTTATCGTGTTTTTATCACCCGCTACAGCAGCTAGGCGTTTCTGTTTAGGACTGTATTGTGAGTAAGGCATCGTTACTTCTTTGGAAACCCAGCTTTCATATTAGCGTAGGCTTTAGGTGATACAGTAGACTCGCTTTTCTTACGGCTAATACCTAAGCGTTTACGTCTGTTCATATTGTAGTATAATCCTCTTTTCATCTCTTTACTAATACCTCCATCATACGATCTAGTTTGTTGTGAACTTCTTTAAGTGCTTCCTCTACCTTCTCTATCCGTGCTTCAACAGCTCTATCTCTTTCTTTCTGAGCAGCTAACTCTACCTCTATCTTAGTCATCCGTTTCTCACCAAGGTCTAGTCGTTCTATCATGCGTTTTATAATCCACCCGATAACTCCAAGAGCTACAACTAATGCGGTGTTAAGAAAACCAGATAGAGAGTCAATCATCGTGTTATGCCGCTCCTAAAGTTGTAATAGTACCACTTGATCCTTTGTACTTTAGAGCACCACTTTCGACGTATAACACTCCACCGCCTGACGGTGTACCCGGAACTGAAGAGGTGTTAGCAACAAAGAACGCATTTGAATCGCTAAGAAATTTAAAAGTAGCTTGGGTGTTTCCTTGATCTGTATTAAAACAAACACACAACGCAGGAGTAGCTGATTCCAAAACAAAAGCTACTTTATTAGCGTTTGGATAAGAACTTGTATTGCTGTTAAATAAAGCTAATCGAACACCTTCACCAGTAGCTGAATCATTTTTAAGTAACAATACAGCTTCCGCACCAGCTGCTGATGCGTGTAAATTAGCAACACTTGAATTAACACCTGATGAAGTGCTACCTTTTACATCTAATTTATATCCCGAAGGTACAGTTCCAATACCTACTTTGTTCTCACTTGCATCACAAAGTAAAAGATTATTAGCCGTGTCGCTTTCAACACGAAAATCAATAGCACCTTGTCCATCATTAACTGCCACTTCATTAGCAGCTACTTTAAAAGTAGTATCAGTAGAGCTTATCTCAGTACTTGTTACAGCATCAGCAGCTATCTGATCCGTATCAACAGCATCGGTAGCTATCTCAGTATTCGTTACAGCATCAGCAGCTATCTTAGCAGTAGTAACAGCATCAGCAGCAATCTGAGCCGTATCAACAGCTCCGCTATCTATCTCACTACCAGCAATCGTATCATCTTTCCTGCGTAGCTCATGCCCACCAGCGGTCGTACCGTCGTGTACTATAACTGTGTCTTTATCGGTGTCTACTGTTACTTCTCCTTCAGCACCTGTAAAGCCAGCGTGTTGTGTAGTTGTTCCTCTTCTAAGTTTTACTTGTATGTTTGGCATGATTCTAGTTGGTTATACGATTGATCCAAAGTCTAATGTTGTTGATAAGTTATCTGAGTCTACTACTCCGTTAGCAATAGTAAGTGCAGTTGATCCTGTTACTTCCCCAGTGTGCGTGGCGTTTGTTACCTTCGCAGTGTTAGCAGCTACGGCAGCGTTGTTAGCTACTTCCGTATCGAAGTCAGAGATAGTAGCTGCAGTCTGTGTTCCTGTGTGGTTAGCTCTAGCTAGTAAGGTTGCGTCACTACTGTTTGCTGTAGCACCGTCAGCTATCCCAGTTAATTTAGTTCTTTCAGCTGATGTTATGATAGCTCCACTACCAGCAGAAGTAACATCGTTATGCGTGAGCACTGACCCGTCCGCACTAACCTTTGCAGTGTTAGCAGTTACAGCACTGTTGTTAGCAACTTCAGTGTCAAAGTCAGATATAGTGGAAGCAGTCTGTGTACCTGTGTGGTTGGCTCTGTTCTTTAAGTTAGCGTCGGTATCGTTAGCGGTAGCACCATCAGCTACATTTAACAAAGTACGTGTCTGTGCAGTGCTAAGTTCTATTATATCAGAAGAACCACCTGTATTGTTACCTAATATCGTATTACCTGCTATCTCTTCTATCTTAGCAAATGTAATAGAGTCATCAGCAATCGACGCTAACGAACCCACAGGATTACCACCAGCCGTAGCACCATCGTGTACGAACAAGTCCTTGGTGTCAGTAGTGTAAACAAGTTCTCCCTCTTGCCCCGTAAACACAGCATTTTCAGCAGCTGTCCCTCTTCGTAGTTGTACTTCAATACTCATTTATGCAATTCCTCCGTAGCTGAATGACGCGGTCACTGGATCACCCACTATACTACCGTAGTCGTAATCAGTCGGTATATCTGTTATAGCAGTTTTAAACCCTCTTTCAATAACAAGTATTTCAGCTAAGTTAGTGGGTGGTGTATCAAAACGTATCAGGTTACTGGCTCCTACGATTGTGTAGTCATCTGGGTCTTGTACTTCTCCAGCTATTGTTACTAACATTGCAGAAGACGACGTGACATTAGCAGTGAATGTAAGAGCAAACTCTGTTTCAACACCGTCTCCTGTGAATTTACTAAAACTTGGTGGACTGCCTGTGCCTGTGGTTAATCCTGATATAGCACTATCGACATACGATTTATTAGCTGAGTCTGAAGCAGAGATAGGATCGCCTACACCTGTTAAAATATTACCGTTAATATCAACCGTATTTGATACTTTAGTACCGTCAAAATCGTTTAATGATCGTGTGTCTATATAGTCCGTAATTTCATCACCTTGCGCGTCTACATAGTTCTTGGTAGTAGCATCTTGTGCGTCTTCAGGTTCAGCTAAATCTTTTAAGTTTTGGTTCTGTGCAGAAAAATCAAGACTACCTTGTACCCTTTGTAAAGAAGCATCGTTCAGTTCACTTATCTCTTCGTTTAAGAAACGGTTGTGTTGGTACGCTCTATCTAGTTCACTTTCTGTAAGTACCGATCCATTCTCAAAGTCTACGAGGTTTAGGTCAGGTTGACTCTTACGACGTACTCTTACATTGTCAGTAGCATTAACACCAGAGGTAGGAAACACACGAGTAACACCTGATGTAGTAGATACTGAGTAATTGTTTAACGCTAACAACGATCCGTTTACTTCTACTGTTATATGGATTTCTTCAAGGAAGGGGAACGTCACGATAAAACCTGCTGCTATGTCAGAGGCTGAAACGTCGTTATAGTCTACGTAGGTATTAGCCATGATATTATATTATTACTTATTGAGCGAGGAGTTCAAGCACATCTTCTGTTCTTCCTGCTTTCTTAGCTACTTTAACTTCTCGTTGTAATTGTCTAAGTTCAGGAAATTCATTTAACATTTCTTGTTTAGCTTTAGCCCTATATCTATTTATTATTCTACCTAAGTATTTAACTCTAGGACTTGGTAAACCTGAAAAGGACGAATCATCCAATGCTTGGTATTGTTTATTTTTTATTAGTTTAGCAAGAGCTTGACGAAGTGTCATACCATTAATTCTAACTTGAGAATGCAATTCCATCCATCTGTCATGTGCTGATCTACCGTTACTTTGTTCGTATTCGGTTAGTTCAATCAACCCATCAAGTTTAGTACTTGGTGTCGTGAAGCCGTGACCTACTCTTGCTATTTCAAACAAAACTTCATCGTCAGCTTTACCTCCCCACATGATAGGATTTAAAGGATTAATAATACCCGCTACACCTTCAAAGTATTCCTGCACAACAGGCTCACCTAATATGTTTCTTTTTACATCTAAAGCTTCAGATACACCGGGTATTCTTTTTTGCAACATATCCCAAAAGCCTCTCGTCTCTTTCATCTCCATATCACCCGCAATCGATTGACCTTGGTTGAATATATTAGGGATGAAACCAGCAGCAACACCACCCGCATATTTTGTAGCAGTTGTAGATTCAGGGTTAAAAACAAAGTCCATAAACTTATCGATACCAGCAAGATATGATTTATTCGTAGCGTTTCTAGCTAATGTAACTCCCATAGCAGCGAATACTCGACCTAAATTATCTGTACTTATACTGGCTAATTTATTGTCTTCCAATAGATCAACCATATCTGCATAAATACCAATCATAGAAGCTATAGGATCAAGTCTTTGGTAACTAATCCATTTATCGCCTACTTTAATACTGTACGGCATATTACCAGCAGCTTGCCAAGCTTGACGTTGTTTATAATCTTTTGGTCCTCCTCCGTTAATACGGTCTTTAAAAGCAAAAACACCCGCCATCAAGGCTGTATTCATTATCACTCCTGTAGCCATTTTACCTCTAGCTTCTGCTCTTTTTAAATAATCAGGAGTACCATCAGGCTTCACAGCTTTTAACTGCTCGATAAAACTAAGTCTTGCATTTTCAGTAGCAGGTAAACCTCTTTGCCATAAATCATCAACTCGTTTCCTGTACTCTTTACTTACTCCGTACTTTACCATATTAGCACCTATGACCGCAGGATTACCCACACGACTAAATGCAAATTTCAATATGTTAGTAGGAGTACGCACAAATGGGGCTACGATAAAACCAAGATAAGGAACCGATCCAACAACGTTTTGTACTCCCTGACCAATTTTACCTAGCTCGCCTGAAAAAGTAACTTCTTCTGCACTTTTAACACTTGGGTCAATCCAGTCGCGAGTCAGTGCATCTAAAGCGTTATAGTCATCTAAACCTTCTTCAATTAAACCGCTGCGTCGTGCTATCTCCAACTTCTCTGATCTAGTCTGTTCGACGTAATCATAAATTGCTTTTTCTCTGTCAGCGGGTGTATTGAATTTTTCGTTTTTAAAAGTTTCGTTAGCTTCTTTAATTAAATTAGCTTCACTAAAGTTTCTGTTTGATCGAGTAACTAAAGCATTAAGACTGTCAGTAACATAAGTGCCTAACTCTTCAGGATCAGTAATACCTAATTCGTTTATCGCTTTATTTATTAACTGTGATTTAGCCCTCGATCTATATTCATAGAACTTAAACATCTGATCGACTGTGGTATTAAAACGATTTGGAAACCTAATTAAGTTACCCATGAAGTCTATAAAACCCTTAACGGCATCGCTTTTAATTTGTTTCCCCATTACCTCTTCAACATTGCGAGCCGTGATAGAACCAACACTACCTGTAGACTGTTCAGCAAAAGCAGATCGAGCGTCGCCTATATAATGGTCGCCTGACTTCCATGCTTTTAACATAAAACGTAACAGGTCGCTCATCTCTGATGTAGTGCTCCAAGAATGGATAGCAGCTCTTCTTTGGTTCGGGTTAGCTGATAAAAAGCCTCCCACATTTCTTTCAAATTGTTTCACCATTGCAGCTAAACCTGTGCCTGAAAAATTAATTGTTAAAGTACGTGGTCCCCACATTAAAGAGTTTTTGTAGTACTCCTCAACCATTTTTGTCAGCTTACCACCTTCTGTGCCTCGGTTGATTTTATTGAGGTTAATCACAGCATTCCACACGTCGTCACCAGCTTTATCTTTAGCTAACAAAATGTTTTCAACAATCTCATCGATAGTCATAGACCCACGTTTATTTAAGTATTCCTGACGTAGTTTCTGATTAGCTATCTCATTAGGACTTAATCCCATACGGACACCCATCTGCCTTGATTTTAAACCCCTACCAAAACCACTGGCTAATCCCGAAGCGTTAGCTTGTATGTGTAATTGTTGCTCCAATAAACCTCTCAATCGTGCCTCTAAAGTCTCAGCTTCCTCCACTGACAGTTTCTTCCCTTCAGCTTTAAACCTTTCAGCAGTTCTTATTATTTCCCCTCCGTTTTCTGTAAGCAATGTTTCAAGAGCCTTCATTCTAGAAGCAACACGAAATAATGTAGTCCTGTCTTTTTCTGATTGTCTTAATAAACCATTTACCATTTGACCATCACCACCAAAAGCGTCTGCAAATTCATTTACAACGCCTTCGTTAAGTACATCTTCGGTCATTGTTTCTAACTGTTTAGGATCGCTTTTTAGTATCTTATCAGTCAAAGCATCCATTAACTCCGTTAAATCATCGATATACATACCGTCAGGAAGTTCTGAAATTGAACGTGCTAAACCTGTTAACGCTTGTCTTCCTCCTACAGTTAGTTTTGATACATCTATTTTACTTAACAATCTATCAACAACATCGCCACTAGGTTTGAACTCAGGTAATTCTGCGAACATACCATCAGGTCTTAATGAAGTTTGTCTTTGGATTGTTACGTTCCTTTGTTGTAAAAAGTCATTGAATATCTTCTGTCTTTGGTCGATTCCAAGTTTAGACTTTAAAGATATAAACATATCCTTGAAGAACATCGCTACTTCATGTGCTATCTTTTGTAGTCTTGTTTTAGGAGCTGCTTCTAGTTCGTCTGATTTTTTAAACCAAGCATCAGTCATTTCTTCAGCAAAGTATTCGTCGATGTCTTTAAAGCGATAATTTCTACTATTAAAACCACCGGGCTTTGCCTCTAAGAATTTACGTAGTTCGTCAGGAAGTTCTCTCTTTAACAAACTAGCTGGGTCGACACCTTCTTCAAATTCAATACCAAAACTTTTTATATAATTATCACGTTCTCTTTGGAACTCTTTAGTAAGTTTTGTTAAGTCTTCTTCAGGAAGATAACGACTAAGACTATGCCACAATTCGTGTATAGCTGTTCTTTTTATCCGTCCTTCATCGATAGCAGACTGCCTTATCTTTAAAAGATTACTTCCAAACACATAACGACCATCACCCGGTATATCATTAGCAAAAGACGGTTTAGCCACATCCTCAAACAGTCTCTCACCCATGACCGTCATAAACTTACGTATGTCTTCTATATCAGTACGGTCGGCTTTTTTAAACGTTTCTAATTTAGACCAAGCATCTTTTATGTTTTCAACGCCTCTAGGTTGTAAGTCTAAACGTCCTGCCTGATCGTAGCTTTTGAATGGAGGTATGCGATCTTCTAGTACTTCTTCTAAATCCCAAGTCTGTATATCTACATCTAAGTCTTCCAGCTTTTCCTGTAATTCAGTTTGCTCTTCAAAAGACTTTCTAGCTTTTAATCTATCAAGCTTTTCTTCGTTACGTTTTAAATCTTCAGTAAACTTTTTAACACGATGTTGTCGTAAACCTTTCATCCATTCATCAATAGGTTCACCTTTAGCTTCTTTCTTTAGAATCTCATCTAAGTCTTTTTGTTCATCCGCTATTGCTTTTTTATCTATTTCAATATCACGTATTAAACTGACTTCGTCGTCGATGGCTCTAAAGTCAGGCAGATCAGCAACATCTAAATCTCTTGTATCATCCTGCCATCTCATCATTGCAGTGGTTGTAGCGTCTGCTTTATTAGCACCTTTCTGAAGTTCGTTTGACCGTGTCTTAATAGCATTAACGCTTGCCATGAACGGTTTCAGCACAGCAACCATACCTGCTTCCAACAACACACCTTCGATGACATTTTTTAAACGCCCTACTAATTCGTTGTCGTCAGGATTAGCTTCTAAATATTCAGTTACTGGATTTTGTAGTTCAGGAAATTGTTGTATAAGATTAGATAGTCGTTGTTCTTGTCCGTCAAATGCTACAAAATCAGAAGCCATTGAAGCTGTAAAAAAGCCTTTAGCATTAAGATCGGATATATAACCAGTCTTTTTACCTTTTGTTAAAGCTGTTGCTATTTTACCTGCTTTAGTAGCTTTACCAGCTAAACTTATGCCTTTACTAATAGCACCGAACGGGACAACAAACTGACTAATTCCTTCTATCAACTGTCCGGGCAATGTCTCTGACCTTCCAAATAAACGTTGTTCGTCCCAATCAGGAAGCATATCAAAAGAGAGGAAATCGCCTAAGTTATAAACACCGTGAGCTAACCCTTCTAAGCCTCGTACTGGAGCAGCAAACGCATCTAGCATATAATCAGTAACGCCTAGTTCTTTGTCCTCTACAGGATTAAACTCAAATTTTTCTAACTTCATCTTTTTTCGTAAAATGCTTTTTGTTTATCTATAAACGTGGCTATATTAGGATCGATTGAGGCTTTGTCGTCATACTCAATAGATTGGTCGTATAAAGCATTATATAACTCATAAATATCAGCTATATCTTGGTCGCCTCCTTTACTTATATCTAATACTCGATCCTTAGAAATAAGCGGTAAAATGTTAACCATCTCCAAAAGTGATTCTTTATCTATCTGTACTTCCTGTCCTTTTATATTAACTACTCCTTTTCGAATAGCTTCAGGACTATAGAAGTTTGAACCCTCAGAAGCATAAGCCCAAACAAGAACACTACGACGTGCTTTTTCTCTTTGTTCAGGGGATACGCTTGGTGTTCTTAACTTACGTAAGTCGCGCGATAAAGAAGGTGTTTCAATCGGGAAAAAAGGAAGCCTTGCGGGTGCTGTCTGCAAACTAGTAGGTTCGTCCCTGTCGTAAAATTTTGCTATATCTTTTGCTCTTTGATTGTTACCGTTTCGTAATGCGTATTCAATTTCGTCGATATTCACAGGAAGACCTGATAAACCTTTTGTAAAATACTCAACATTACCAAGTTCTGCTACCTTATCTTTTAAGGGTTCACCACTAGGGTCTGTAAAAGATTTACCAGTATCCGTACCAATCTTTGCTACTGCACTTGCTGCTCTTTGGCTTGCTTTCTGTTCGCTTATGATTCTTTCTAACTCCTGCCTGTATTCTTCTGCATATGTTTCATTAAAAGCAACAAGGTCATTAAATTGTTTGTTTTTAGAAGCACCTACAACTCTTTCGCCTTTAACATCAATATAAGAACCTTGCACAATTTCCTGTGCTTTGCGTGTGCTTTTAAAAACATACTCAGATTCTAAATTATTTGCTAAAGCCTGTAGTGCAGGGTTAATTTTTCCGGGAGCGTCAGGATCAGGGGATTGTTGTAAATACTCAGGTTTAGTTAGTACAGAATCTTGTACATTTCGTAGTTGCATACCTATACCTAAGCGAACTTGTTGCAACTGATTCATCAAAACAACACCAGCTTCTTCGTTCGTCATGGATTCAGCTCCAGTGTAGGATTGTTTTAACGTAGCAAAAAGCTGTGCTTGAGCATATGGGTTATTCATACCTGCTGCTCGTTCGTTAATTAAAGCTGTGTATTGTTCTTTGGATGTAATTTCCGTACCGTCGTCTAGCTGGTATGTGCGTCCTTGTGACAAAGCAAAAGCCACTTGACCTGCCTCGGCTGACACATCTACTAAAAACTCGGCTGCATCTCGTTGTTGTTTATTTTCAGAAAGATCAGCAGCTTTTTCTACTTCTTCTCTTATATCAGCAACTTCCGATGTATACTCTGCAAATAAATCTGTAACAACTTTGCCATCTTCTAAAGTACGTTGTCCTACTGGTAAGTATCGTGCAGCATAATCTAAAAACTCTTTAGCTGCTTCTTCATTACCATCTGTAGCGTGACGTATAGCTACATCCTTTATAAGTTGAATTAACTCTGCGGGTCTAAATGTAGCTTGGTTTTTGTCCCACCACTCATCAATTTCACCGTAAGTATCAGGAGTAGAGGACGCTTCATACAAGGCAGATTCACCGTGCAGCAATACATTTTTGTTAGCTTGATTGTTTTTAAGAGTGTCGTACTGTAAAGAAGCTTTTTGATTTAAGCCTCTGATGGACACGTCAAATCCACGCTTAACTGTAGGATCGGTTATTTCAAAGTCGTCCACCATCCCTTGGTAAACACGATCAATAACAGCTTGTGTTGTTTCTAAGGTATTAGATTTTTGTAGCTCAGTATTTAATCTTAACTGATACTCGTCGTGATACCTTGCACCTGCTGCCTCTCTTACTGCTTCTTGATTCCAAGGGTTTCCTAAGAATGGTATTTTATTAGTTCTAACTTGAGTTCCATATTTTTCCTTGTTTTCTTTTACAAACTCTTGAAACTCATCAAAACTCAATTTCTCAATATCTTCTATAGCTTGTTGCTCACGTATTTCTCCTATATCTTTAGCAACCGCAAGACCTTGCACTGTTAGACCTAAAACTTGCGACAGCTTTCCTAGTTTCGTATCCTGCCAAGGTATTGCTTGCTGTACTTGCACTGGAGTAGTTCCGTAAGATGTAGGTATAGTTGGAGATAACTGCTGCACAGCTCCTAATAATCCTGTTACGGGTTCTCTTCCTTTAGTAGTCATAACTATGATGCAAATGTTTTATAAGCCATACCTGCCTTAACGGCTGTATCCAAAGTACTTATGAATGGATCAGGTGGGGTAAGTGGTTTATTAATGCGAACCATATTTTGCGTATAAGCAAATCCCATCTCTTCCTGTTGCAACTGTTGACCAACATCTATTCGTTCTTGTTGTCTAGTTGCTACTTCTCGCAGTCTGCCATATTGTGCCATTAAATCCTGTTCGTCTGCTTCTGTTATACCTACTTGCTCAGAACGTCTTGCTGTCTGTGTTGCAAGTAAAGCACGATTCTGTAAAGCTGTTAATTCCGCTCTGCGAGCTGCTTCTTCTTTTTGTTGTTGTGCTGCTAAGTTAGAAGCTGTGTATTGTTTTAAAGTTTGCTGCCGTTGTAATTCAGATGCTCTAGCTTGCATGGCTTTTTGCATTTTGTACGCCTGACGTTGAGCTGCAAATTGTAGCCCTCCTTGTACGCCTACTGCTGTTGCCATTAATGCTGCGTTACACATACTTACTTCCTCTCTAATATAAATGACATATACCCGTCGTACTGGCAATCGCTAAACTCAGCACCCAACCACTTCAACCACCTGTAGCTCAATGTGTTACTCTTCATTACCATGTTTGTTAGAAAGTCAAAACCTACCATCAATTCATCTACCCACTTCTGTGAGTTCTGTATAAAGTACTTCTTAGCAGTAGCCAGTCGTCGTGTTCCTAACAACCACACAACACCAACGTTCTCATTAGGACTAACACCAAAACTACAATACAATCCGTCGTTACCTCTGAGTGAATATACTTTACTGCTTGTTTCAAATGACAGGTTAACTGCGTCCTTTGGGTGATGCATAAGCCCGATACACTCCATCATATCCTCTTCCCTCATGTCGTCGTACAACTCAAAGGCATCCATATCAGGTTGTGCTTCTTCTACTCTAAGACCCATATCTTCTGCTCCTCGGTACAAACATAGATTCAAACTCAGCAGCTAACAGCTTCACAGGCAACGCACTATCGGTCTTTACCTCAATGGTAACTTCTCCTGGTTGTGCTTGTATTGGAAACCTAAAGTGTCCGTCCTGTGGTATAAATTCATTCAATGCTAGATTAGCTCCTACGATGTCAGGGTTAAATGTATAGCTGTATGTATCTCTGTATTTAGGAGTTACTTCAACAACAAAGTGTCCAGTGTCTGCATAATTAACACTACCACTACGTATTGTTTGGAATGTGTAATCAGATGCACTACGTCCTCCTCGTTCCGTTGGCTGCTTTAACGACTGATTAGAGAACCTGTACAACATATTGTACGGGATACCAGCTACGAACGGTACGGTTGTTATATCACCTGTTACCTCACCTGCTGTTGCTGTTGTCCTAGTAAAGTTATACTTGTGTCCAATCTTACTGTATACATCAACACCTGTAGGATCGTAAGGAAAACCACTGATAGTAGACTTCTTAGTAGTAGCGTTATAGCTAGTAGTCAATATACTACCATCAACCCTACTGTCTAAATACAACGTATAAGCTAGTCCTTCGTCCGTCAGTCCATCCTCTAGTGTTAACTGCTCTAGGTGTATGCCTTCGCTATCCTGAGTAAACAAGAACAACTGACTGTCTATAAAATCAAACCCTACAACATTACGACCAAATGAGAACTTCATCCAAGCACTCTGTATCTTCTCTCTGTTACTCCAAAAGTATTTATAGACATACAACGTAGTACGATCAGCGTCTGTACCAATCACTAACGTATTCTCTGCCTGACTACCAACAATCTTAGAAGCATCCTTTGGTATGTACTTAGGTACTTGTTGTGTTATCTCTTCAGCATTGAACGTCTCTGTATTGTTATCAACAAAGTATTCATATACTCCTTCAAAGTCGTTACGTTTAAATGTAAAGTATATATAGTTACCCAGTGCTACTGGATTGATACTGTCTGATATATCGTACTCAGTAACAGGAGATATAGCTACCGTCTTAGGACTTAGTATGTCAGCTCCACGTAATACAAACTGTGACTGCTTACTGAATAACATCAGCTTCTCTTGAAACGGTATAGCGTGTTGTAGTTGTGCTACTTTTGTGTGACTGAGTCCTACATCTATCGGAGCACTGTCTAGTAACTGCTGTGTGGTAGTCCTGAAGAAGTTAAAGTATGCATCTGCTTCACTGAAGATAACAGCGTTGTTTGTCAGAAATCCTAAACGGTTCTTAAAGAAGAATACATCATTGATAGTCTGTCCAACAAACGACGGGAATGGATTGGTAAAGTCGTCACCTGCTTGTCTTGCTGAATAACCGTAGCCTGATGAGTTGTACTGTCTACCCGTAACCCAAGCAGGAGCATCCGTGTAATCCGTAGTGACTACCCAATACTCATCCCAGTCAGCTCCTGTACCCGGTTCGTTGTCGCTACTGGACTCATGGTCTTCTGCTACCGTATATATAACACCGTTATTCTTAACAATATTTCTTAATTCATCAGGTGCTTGCAGGAAGAACTTACTTACATAACCGTCTGCATCAAACTCAGGTACTAATGTTACGGGCATAGTTTCGTTTTTAACAACGGTATCTATTCCTTCAATAGTTTTAGCAGAACGAACGTCGCTAGTCCATCCAGCTATCTCTACCCAACTACCTTCTCCGTAGTCCTCTCTGTCTTTTGTTTGAAAACGAACGTAGTAGTCATCCTGTGCTATATCAGCGTCTCCACGAATCTTTATACGAAAATCATTAAAACAACGTTTAGGTAAATCTGTAATGCTGTCCACTTCTTTGTAAGCAACACCTAAACCTTGGTTAGCTAATCCGTCTTCTGTCCGTATGCTAAAGTCGTTATCGCTTGTCAGTTTAATAACAGCACCCTGTCTTTCGACTTCTATTGTATTACCTACAAAAGTACTACTCGTAATAGAAGGCATCGCAGTGACAGGAGCGGAAAGGGTTGAGTCTGTATAATCTTTCTTAGCAGATGTTGTTGATGCAGGCTGTCCGGGTACAAAACCAGTTGATCTATTATACCTAGAAGACGTAGCCTTTTTATCGTGGATAGTGTGCTGCCTTATTATAAGTTTTAAAGTATTACTTGCTAACGTGCTGTCATACCCTGTACCGCTTTGCGTTAACTCACTAGATTGTACTGAACCGTTCTTAAATATACACGTACCTTTAGCACCAAAACCTATTTGAACGGCTGCCGGGTCTGTGTAGGCAATATCATACTGTTCGATAAAAAATTCATAACTATAAGTAATTTTGTCGAATAGTGGGAAACCCCTTTTGTGGACTCCTGAATCAGTAAAACCACTACCTCCACTAAGTAACGAACCTGATAAACCTTCATCCGTGGGTACGTAAGCATTTAAACAACCTTCTAAATCTTCTGCTATGACTTCTGTGTCTGCGTGTGCACCTTTTTCTCCTTGGTCAGCAGGTCCACTTTCGTATGTATGCCCAGCGACTTGATGATAACCTGCTAATGAAGTGTCAACAGGAACTAACTTGCCATCTAAATATATATCATACTTCTTCTCGTAGTCACCAAGCTTAACAAACACTAACGCTTGATACTTCCCATCGTCGTTACGTATATCTTTACTCTTTAAATCAGCATCAGTATTAACTGCTACCGTTCTATTTTTATTAACAAGAAATGTATAATCAGCTACTGTCAGTGCTCGTAAGTCTTTTAGCGGATTAGTAACACTACTATTGAGACTGAGATAAGCAGAAGCTATAGACGTAACAGCAACAGGAATAGAAGTACCTAACGATAAGTTGTAAGCACTGATACCACCCAACGATACAGCTATTACGTATTTGTTCTGTTCGTCACGTTTAACAAAGTGAGTAAATAATTTATCGGAGTCTGTTGAGGATGCCTGTAAGTTCTTTACGTAGTTAGTAGGTGGTCGTTTTACTAA